AGTATATCGTGGCGTCGAGTATGATACCCAGAAGCGTCTGGAGTATCAAAAGCAAATGATGCAGTATCCTCAACAACATAACGAAACTTATCGTGGTGTTAAGTTTGTAAAGGAGGAGAAGTGATGAAAAAACTGAACTTCCTTCAAATTATTAAAGAACAGAAACAAAAACAAGATCGTCGTTATCAAGCACAATTAGCACAGTTAGTTGGAGCAAAATAGTGGACAACTATACATATCACCATGATGATATGGATAAGGATAGTAGACCACCTGCTTGCTATCAACTAACTTATAGGGGATGTAAATATTGGTCTTGCTATCAAGTACATTTAAGAGATTGGTTTGAAAAGATGATAACTTTTCAACCAATAATGAATCGGAGGGGCTAGTCCCCTCTTTTTTAATATATACTTTAACTTGTAATAGTTTGAATGAAGCCGCAATCATGTAAAGCGAAAGGAAGAAATCTACAGAAGTGGGTTAGAGAACAGCTTATAGAACAATTAAACATTCATCCAGAAGATATTGAATCTCGTAGCATGGGTGCTGGTGGTGAGGATCTTATTATGGCTCGGGCAGCTAGACAAAAATTTCCTTTTAGTGTAGAGTGCAAGAATGTTGAAAAATTAAATGTATGGGAAGCCTATGAGCAAGCCAAAGCAAACTGCGGATCTTATGAACCTATTGTTATCATGAAGAAGAATCACAAAAAACCATTGGTAGTGATTGATGCAGAATACTTCATTTCCCTTTTCAACAATATTGACAAATAATAAATAATCTGGTATTATGGAAAAGACCCGCTACCCAAAGTGGCGGGTCTTATATTATGAGATCTTGATTTGTTTTTAGAGCCCAGGAAGGTGCCCACCGAGAGGTGTGGTGTACCCCCCTTCTATTGGGATGTAGAGTTCAATTAAATTTAGTGCAAAATTTCTTTACAGTAGCCCTGCCTCTTGTGGCAACGGTTACAACCAATGCGGCAACACTGCCATTCGTAAACTACAAAATGGATGGGCCTCCGCCCCCAGTAGTTGAAGAGACAGCGACCAAAGAGGTTGCAGAACCTGAAAAGCCAAAAGAGAAAAGGCTAATTTGTAAAGGGTGTAATGAGAATGAAAATCTTACGCTTGCTTTTTTGCAAGAACAAGGTATCACTGACAGAAACGCCCTAGCTACCATCATGGGTAACATTAAGCAAGAATCTATGTTCGTGCCTAATATCTGTGAAGGTGGTGCAAGGACCAGTTGGAATAACTGCTACGGCGGTTATGGACTGATCCAATGGACATCTGCCAACCGTTATTATGGATTGGGTGATTTTGCTAAGAAGTTTGGTGGTTCACCATCAAATATTCATACGCAACTTCGTTATCTTACAAATGAAGTCCAATGGAAAGAGATTGAAGATAAGATGAAAGTTCCTGGTAAATCTATCAATCGTTACATGGACTATGCGTATAGTTGGATTGGTTGGGGGCATCATGGTGCTCGTACATCTTATGCACATGATTATGCTTCTCGACTGATTACGGTAGAAGTTTGATATATAAGGGGAGAGCTGCAGACCTCCCCTTTCTTATGTTTAATTTTAATTTTGGTCACAAAAAACCTGATAATAAACAACTAATCATAGTTGGAACTGTATTATCAGTAATTATAGCAACACTTTCACAATGTACAGGGATTTCTGAAAGTGGATTGTGGGATTTATTAGATGAAGCCCAAAGAAAATTTTTTCCAGGTGGTATTCTTAATGAATTAATATTGAGAGATCCTAATGCTATAGATCGTAGAATTAAACGAGATGTAGATAGAGCAATCGATCAAGTAACTCCAGAGTATAATCGCATTATTGAGGAAGCAGATAAAAAATATAAACCAAGATATTCAGAAAAAGATATTGATCCAAATCTTCAAACAGGTGAATCAAAACTGCTTGGAGGAGAAATGAGAATATGTGCAGTCTGGGCAAATGATTGTCCAACAGAGAATAAATAATCAAGTAATTCCCACAATAAATTCATGGCAGCTAGTATTGAAAATATTATAGGTGAGAATAAGACCGATTTTATGGGTCGTGGATCTTATGTGTGGTGGATTGGAGAAGTAGAAGATAAGGATGATCCACTACATCTAGGTAGAGTTAAAGTTAGAGTTCTTGGTTGGTATACTGGACCAACTAAAGAGTATAAAACCGCTTGACCTAACAAAAATTTGCCTTGGGCATTGGTATTACAACCAACTAATCAATCAGTAACTGATGGATTAGGATATTCTGCAGGTCAATTGGATCCAGGTGCAATTGTTATGGGATTTTTCATGGATGGTGAAGAAGCCCAATTACCTGTTGTGATGGGTGTCTTAAGAACTATTAATAAAGGATTTATTAGTAAAGATGGTGGAATTGCTGCTCAATGGGCAGCAGGAAATGATGTTGCTGAAGATGGAACAGCTCTTCATAAGGGAACTCCTAATAGTTTTATTGAAACACCTGGAGGTGATCAAACTATTAGTGGAGGAAATACATCTCCATCTCCAAATCCTTCTGCTACTGGTGGAACAGATCCTTCTAAAGGTGGATCTCCTAGACCAGATATTCCTCAGCAAGCACCTACTTTTTCTCAGGGTAGTGATGCAAATACAGCAAAACCAAAACTTTCGAGTTGTAAGCAACCTGCAGCTGATGGTATTAAAGGTGTTTGGCAAACATATGAATATTCTATTTGTGTTGCTTTAGAAGAATTAGCAGCAACTCTTTCAGAAAGTGTTCCTGATGGTAAGGGTGGATTTGTTAATATGCTTACAGGAGCAGTTGAAAAGGTTGATAGAATTATTGCTAAAGTAGAAAATTTAATTACTACAATTTTATCTGGATTTTTAGGTACAATTAAGCAGGCAGTAATGAATTTAATTGCTGATGTATTAGATCCTATTAAAAAATCATTATCTACAGGAGTTCCCCTTGTAGCTACTATCGTTATGAAAGGGATTGCTCAAGTGTTACAGCAACTTCTTTGTGGATTAGATGCCACAATTTTTGCTCTTTTGAGTGATCCAATGGGTTTTGTTGAAAGTTTTGTTACAGGATTAGTTAATAAAGCATTTGATTTGGCTTCTGGTATTTTAACGACCGTTGAAAGTATTAAAGAATATATCTTCAATCAACTTAGACAAATTCTAAGTATGGTAAAGCAAGTTTTAAGTGTAATGAAACAGATTGAAGGCATTGCTAAAGCATTTAAAGGTGTTGATGAAGTCACTGGTTCATTAGGAACAAATATTTTCAAAATAGACTTTGAAAAACTAAGTGTACAGCAAATTGTTGATTTTATTGTTAATTTAGTTAGTCTTTTTGAAACTGGATGTAATCAAAAACCTTCACAACCTCAGACTGATGGATGGGTTCCATTTCTAGGTGGAACTGCTTGTGATGAACAAAACATCAATGAATTAATTAATTTTGAAGTTGGTAATGGAGATAAACAAAGTATCTTTGATATTATGTTTCAAAATATCAATCCATTACTTTCAACTATTCAAACTTTTGCTAACGGTGCATATATTCTCCAAAATTCCACTCCAGGAATAGAAAGTACAATTACTCGTGGAGGTAATGGAACTACTCATACTCAATCTAAGGTTGATACAAAGACACATGCAGAATACTTAAAAGGAGAGAAACAAAAACAAGCAGGGCAAACTCCAGAAGAAAAAGCAAAAAGTCTTTTAGACCCCAAAAAATGTCTTGTTGGTGACTATTGGGGTTATGCTGGTACTTTAACAGAAAATATTCCGTTAGATCATATGCATAAAGTTGGTGGAGATCACTTTATGAATATTGATGGGGATCTTCGATTAAAAGTTAATGGTGATTTTCATTTAGAAATAGGTGGCGGCATGTTTGTCAATGTTGCTAGTGCTCCCAAACCTAGAAATATTAAAACTGGTAAAAAGAATTCAACTGCTAAAAAGCAAGTTAAAAGTGTAATTCATTTTGCGGGAGAAGCTGATATTGGAGGAAGTGGTAGAATTCAAATGACATCTGCTTCTACTACTGTTGCCGCTCATCGTGGAACAGACATTAAACTTATCTCGGACACATATAATATTAATGCAGGATCAATTAACTTAAATGCTTCAAATGATTTAAATTTATCTGGTGGTAGTTCAACAACAATTAATACACCACATTTAATGCAGAACATTAATATTCCACCTTCACCTTTACCAAAGGTGATTACTGGAATTACAACAACTGTTAGTGGTAGTATTTTAACTACAACTATTCCTGGTCTTGCTCCAGGATCTGCAGTCCCAACTATTACAACTACAAGTTGTGGACCTATGGTAAATAGTGTTGCTGCTGGTGGTATTGTAAATAATGTTGCTGCTGGTGGTATTGTAAATAATGTTGCTGCTGGTGGTATGGTAAATAGTATTGCTGCAGGTCCATTTACCACTACATGTGCTGCTGGAGCAATCACAATCACTGCTGCGGCAGGTACTGTTGTGATTATGGGAACAGTAATTATGTTAAATTAATGGAGACTTTTATGAATAATTTTTTAGAAATTGCAGAAGATGAATTCTCACAAAACTTTGATTTCTGCTTGACACTTGTACAAAGAGGTACTACAATTAAGATCGTTACGAACCAAGGAAAGGCAGTCTTATGCGTACCAATTAATGATGAGTTAAAAGACCTTATAACTAATAACATTCCATTGGAAACTCCAGACGTAGATCAAATGTCGATTGCGGAAGATCTTAAAGAACTAGAACAAGAATTCTTAAAACCGACTGAAATTGTCTGACCCCTTGACAACCTGCCCGAACCCTGCTATATTACTCTTGTCCGTGTGAGGGAAGTGTTGGGGGAAGGAAACTTTCCCCTCTTGGGAGCATGGTGGAATCGGTAGACACACCAGACTTAAAATCTGTTGGGCTTATGCCCGTGGGAGTTCAAGTCTCCCTGCTCCTACTTGTATACATAAGTAAATTGGAGAATTTATGTAATTGGAAAAACTAGGAAAACATTGTGTAACTGAAGTCTATGGTTGTTCTGCACTATTACTTAATGATGTAGAATTCCTTAAAAGTGCCTTTGTTGAGGCAATAAATAAATCAAAAGCAACTCTTCTGAATATTTCATATCATCAATTTGATCCTCATGGTATTACTATGGTTGCTTTACTTTCTGAAAGTCATTTAAGTATTCATACTTGGCCAGAACGTCAGTGTGCTGCAATAGATGCTTTTACTTGTGGGGATTGCGATCC